ATACAGCTTTCGCTAGCTACGTTTTGAGCAATGACGCTGCCCTCGCTCAAGAAGTGTCGGACCGCCAAAGTGGCGACTCCGGACTCCAGTCCGAATTAGATGCTACCCAAAGTGGAGCAGGACTTAACTCTGATGGTAGCTACGCTGGCCACGCTACCTCCAACTACCTGAAGACGACTGACTTCACCGCTGCTTCCCTTACCCAGTCCCTTAATAGCGCAAACAAACTCCTTGACTCGGCTATCAAAGCAGAAGTCGACGCTAGGATTGCAGCGGTATCGGCTGAGCAGTCTGCTCGCGAAACGGCTGATGAAGAACTTTCTGACCGCATTTACGCTCTTGAGACGTTTGTCCCCGCTGCCCCCACCAAAGAGAAATTCACCCTGACCAGCACTGACATCTCCAACGGCTACATCAACCTCGGTGAAGTTGTTACTCCAAACAGCGAAATGATTTTCGTAGGTTCCCTTTACATGCACCCCACTGACAGTTACACCCTGTCCACCGTTGACGGCGTTACCCGAGTTACTTGGGCTAATGAAGTCGCGGCTGGCGGAGCTACTGAGCTGGTTGAAGGTGACGTTGTTTACGTCCGTTATTACGCTTAATAATAGTTAACCCGTTATGAGACTAGCTCCTCCTCCGAGCTAGTCTTTTTCTTTTACTTGACTTTTGCCAATTATTTGGCTACACTAGTAAGGAGGATAGTAGCAAGGGAGATATTATGAACGCTTGGATACCTAACACAGTAACATTACCGGGAATAGCCGCGATTGGGGCGTCTCAAACGGATTCCCCTATCAGTAAAAAATTTCCTATCACGGCTGGCGGTAGTAAAAATCTAGTCATCTGTATCACGGTGGGAGCTGCCTCTGGTACGGTAACTGCCAAACTTCGTAGTAGCCTCGGTAGCGGGACTCCGGTCGATAGTAAAACCGTTTCCATTACCGGTGCCGGTGATTTTTTCATTAAGCTAAATAGCGACTTACTTGCCGACCAAACCTACTTACCCCTCCTTTCCCTCGGCGATGTAGTGATAACTACAGGAGGTGCATCATCGGTAACAGTAACTTCAGTACAAACTCTAATGGAAGAATAGTCGAGTATATCCTCCTACAACTTGTAAAGACGGTATGACGAAAAAACCGGACAAATTACTCCTCGCCGCGATGGAGAAGCTAGAAAAGCTCCGTCGACAGGAGTGTTTTGACCCGGCCAATCCAGATAGTAAACCGACCCCTGCCCAGCAAGAAGTTATCGACGATATAAATAGTCACAAGATTCAAATAATAAGGGCTGGTAACCAGTCTGGGAAATCAGCGGTAGCTGCTAGAATCACCTCTTGGTTCCTTACTGAAACTCATCCCAAGTGGAAGAGACCAGAACAGTGGGGACAGGAGCCCCTGCTTGCCTTGGTATGTGGTAGGACTGGAAAGCAAATCGAGGAATCTCTCTTACCTAAAATACGGTCCTACCTCGAGCCGGGTACCTACAAAGAAGTGCGAATCGGTAACATTATACAACGCTTGGAACTGGATAATGGTAACCGTATAGTTTTCCAGTCGTTAGAGAATCCCAACATGGCCCGCGAACGGATTCAATCCTACGTAGCCCATTTGGTATGGCTAGACGAGTTACCGCCTACCGTCGACATCTTGAACGAACTTCTCATCCGGATACAGGCACGAGATGGACACTTTATTGCGTCCTTTACTCCCTTAGTCCGCAATGTCCAAGTACAAAAATTTGTAGACGGGTTAGGCGACTCGGTAGCGAAAACGTACCGCTTCAAGATGTTAGATAATCCCCTATACAAAGACCCCCAACGACAAGGGGAAATCTTAGCTTCCCTTGCCCATTTACCAGAGCACGTTAGAAACTCCCGTCTCTTCGGCGAGTGGATGAGCGATGATAACGCCGTATTCTACTTCGATTACAATAACATGGTTCAGTTACCCATCAATTACTCACCTCTATGGCGACATGTGGAATCGGTGGACCCTGCAGTAAAGTCTGCCCTCGGATACACCCTTTGGGCAGAGGACCCTTTAACGGGTACCTGGTATTGCATCCGGGCTGAATACATTAAAGGAGTCTACGTACCGACTGAATTAGTTAATGCGGTGACCAAACTCAGCCAAAATGTCAACATCGTTCGGAGGATATCGGACCCCCACGAGGCATGGTATATCCATACCGCTGCCAGTATGGGAATCAGCTATACCGGCGTTTACAAAAAGAATGATAGGAAAGGGGAACTGATAAAAAACTTCCAAGAAGAGTTGGGGAAGTCCCTCAAAATATCCCCCACTGCCGACCTCCTTATTGACGAAATAACATCCGCTAGGTGGAGTGATAGTCGAGAAGGGAAGATAGCATCAGGCAGCGATTACCATCTCTTGGATGCCAGCCAATATTTTCAAGATGTGAAACCAAAAAGGGAAGCCGCACCTCAAACTAATACCAACTGGCAGTCGTGGCTCTATAACGAAAACGAAAAAAGAAAAATGAGTATAGAAAAAGCTAAGATAGAACTTCACCGAAAAGCGGTTCAACGAAGGGGAGGTACTCGTGCACGACGATTCCAATAAAGGTAAGATTTCCTTACTATTACAAGTTGGGATACCTACAAGTCAACCCAAAGAAAAGAAACCTAATGTTGAAGACCACGTTCGAGCTTGTATCCAACGTATTGACGACGGTACCGGCGATGAGGTAGACTTTTTAGTGTTGAGGCGGTTGAAGTGTGACTTGATGAAAATGAAAAAAAAGAGTGAGCGGGTACAAAACTTGCTCAAGATGATTGAACCGACCCTTCGCCGATTTGGCTACTACTACTAAGGATGTATTATTATGGCAGTAAAAGTCTCATCTTGGAACGATGACCTCGCTTCAATCAACATAATGAAACGATTTAGAGATTCTCAAGCTCAGAGGCAGCCATTTGAACAGCGTTGGCTGAAAAATGAGCAAGCAATATACGCCACCAGTACCTTGGCTAGCATGAACTTTATGACAACCTCTTTAGAGGCTAGTTATAATACTGCGATGCCTGGTATCGACCAATCTGGTGCTGATGTTAATGTAGCGTATACTTTTAAAAATCTACGCTTCCTTCACGCCCAAATGTCGGCCAACCCTCCATCGGTAGTCATGCGTCCTACTTCCTCTGACCAAGATGACCATAGGCGGGCCGATGCCGCTGACCGCGTTGTTAGGTGGGCCATCCGTCACTACGATATGCAAGAGAAAGTGGACCAACTTTCCCTTCACGCCCTGTTATACGGAACGGGAATCTTGAAAACGGTATGGGATTCTACTAAAGGTGATATCGTCGATTGGGACGAGAAAGAGGGAACGGTAAAGCTAGAAGGGGATATCGACATCTCAGTTCCCTTTACGTGGAATGTGTTTATCGACCCCGATGCCAGGACGTGGAAAGAAGTAAAATGGATTATTGAACGGATATATATTGATTATGATGAAGCGATAGCCAAGTGGCCCGACAAAGAGGAGATATTGAAAGCTAGTAAAGTAACTCGTGATAGCAGTATCCAACATGCCGCAACTAGACAAAGCAACCTGTCTCACGACAGATTTAACTCGGTAGAACTTCTACAATATTGGGAAACGGGGTTACCAACAAATGGCTATCTTGGTAGGTTTTGTGTCATTAGTTCTGGTGGCGGCGTGGTGGAAAGTTGCCGTCCTTCTCCTTTTAAATTTCGCCATCCGGGAGCGGCTCGCAAGGTTCAAGAAAGTGGATACCCCGATGAAGTCGTCGAAGAAAAATTAAAGAAGACACCTGAGCAGGCTATCCTGCCCTATCATATATTGACCGATATCGATGTTCCCAACGTGGTATGGGGACGTTCCCCAGTAGAATATGCGGCTACTTTGCAAGATAGCTTGGCCAGATTAGATACCGCTGTAATGGACAATATCCAAGCCCATGGAGCGGCTAGGATGATTCTACCCGATACTGCTGAAGCGCAAGTCAATATCAGTAACTCCCCGTGGGACGTTATGAAAATTAGCGGTAACCAACCCCCATACTTTATGGAAGTGCCCCAACTAATGCCAGAAATGGTATCTACTAGGATGAACCTGATTCAAGGTATCAATGACGTCATGGGTGTCAATGATGCCATGTTCGGGGTGCAGAAGAGGGAGACTTCAGGCACTAGCATGAACTATGCCACCAATCAAGGTAACATGATTCGAAGGCGTATCTTCAACAAGTACGTCCTTGTAGTAGAGAGTATTTACAAGGCTATCCTCAAATTAATATGCAAGCATTGGCCTGTCAATCGTACCATATACGTGTTAGGTAAAGAGAATGCATTAGAAGCGGTTGACCTAAAAGGTAGTGATATTGATGGTGGCTATGATATAGTAGGGGAGTACGGGGTATCTCTCTCCCTCGACCCGATGTCAAGGAGGGAAGAAATCTTAACGTTACAGCCCCTTTTTGAGAAGGCTGGCGTCCCCACGCGAACTTCGTTAAAGCTGCTCAAGTTGAATGAATTGGAAGGAATGTACGACAGATTGGCCCTCGCCGAGAACAGACAAAAAGAAGTATTCGATGAGATGATTGCCACCGGTCGCTATATTCCACCCGAAGACTTGATGGACCACGAGAATATGATATCATGGGCGTTGGAATACTTCATGACGCAAGAGTTTCAATCACTGGAGCAGCAACTCAAAGAGTTGTGCAAACAACACATTAGAGACAGGGTACAAGTAGCGGCGCAAGAAAAGGCAGCCTTAACCGGTCCCCCGCCAGGAGCTACCCCGGGTCCCGCTCCGGCCCCCGGACCGGAAGCATTACCACCTGAAGGAGAATTAGGGCAACCACCAATGGTACCCCCAATGATAAACCAGTAGGAGAATCACATGATTAGCCGAGACGAAATCCTTAAGGGACGTGACCGTGACTACCCCCTGACCCCCGAGTTAGAAGAAAACCTTAACAAGCTGTTAGATGCCGTCAATAATATTAGGAAAGAGTGGGGGAAACCCTTAGTCGTAACAAGTGGCTACCGTCCTGGACATTATAACAAAAATGCCCGAGGAGCCAAGAAGTCGGCCCACATGACGTGTGAAGCGGTTGACTTTAGAGACGAGGATGGCAGCTTTGGCAAGTGGTGTTTGACCAACTTAGACCTCTTGGTAAAGTACGGACTTTACATGGAAAGCCCTATCCATACCCACGAACCGCCCAATAAGAGGTGGATACACTTACAAATTCGCCCCACTAAAAATCGCGTCTTCATTCCCTAACAAAACTATTGACAACTTTCATACGACATTGTATCATTGAACTATCATTAACCATCTTATCCCTACCAATAGGCGGGACAGAGGAGAGAAAGTTTTTATGAGTACAATGTCAGCAATCGTCCAAGCAGCGCAGCAAATGAGGAGCGGTACCCCAACAGAAACGGGAGCAGTTACCTCCCAGTCCGAAACTGATAACGTCCGATATGGGGGCGATAACAGTGACGAGACTATTGTAACTACGGACCAGTCGGAAGTACAATCTTCTTTACCCGACTCCGGAAATGGAGACGACTCTCCCCCAGACCTTGAAGCGGGCAGCGAGGCAGCCCCCTCGAAAGCTCAAGCATCTGAAGGCAAAGACTATGTCACCGTTACCGACGACAAAGGTAAGAGAAAGGTGGAAATCGACTTTAACAATAAGGACCAGATTAAGAAATACGTCCAAATGGCCCACGGTGCTAGGAAGTGGCAAGCGGAACGAGACCAAGCTATCAGTCAGTACAAAGATGTCGAAACGAAGTACTCTACGCTGAAAAACACATGGGACTTGTTAGAGAAAGCTTATCAAGAGAACGGTACCGAAGGTGTCATTGACGTCATTGAAGGACGGCCTGGAGCGTACAAAGATTGGGAAAAATCTAGGATTGACCGTTACGAACAACTGAAAAAAGCCTCACCCGCAGAGAGGGAACTCTTTGAAGCGAGGGAAATAGAGGCAAGACGGCAAAAAGAAATTGACCGTATCAAACAGGAAAATGAAAACTTTAAAAAGAGCGTCCAAGCGGAGCGGGAAGCTGCCGAGCTGCGCGCCTTGGAAAGTACAGTTCATCCTGCCTTTGACCGGTACCGTTTTGCTGACAAGTTGGGAGATGGCGATACAGAACAGATGTTTGACCAAATGCTTTGGGACACTTCATTAAAACGTCTTGAGCAATATGAGGAACGTAAAGTTCCCATCACGGCTGATTTAGTAGAGAAGGAATTCAAGTCGGTGGCGACCGCTCTCAGAAAGAGGATTAACGTCCAAGCTGAGAAGAAAGCTGCCAAAGCGGTAGAACAGAAAAAACAGGAGGCTACCGAGAACGTTCAAGCTGCTGTCTCCTCTGGATATCGGAATACCTCACTCCAAAAAGAAGCTAGTGACATGTTAAGAAATGGTAACCTGACTGGGTTACTCAAACAATGGAACAAATACGGCTCGGTGTTTGGCAAAAAGTAAGCCAGCCGGCCAATAAAGAAAGGTAAAAATTTATGTCATTCTCGAATATTGATACATTAAACTTAGGTAATTTACTTCAGATTGTGTTTTCCGACGGAGTCAGAAACCAGATTTCCGTTGACTTCCGCGACTTTGAAATGGTGAAGAGGGCAAAGGTTGGAAACAGTGTAGCTCGCGAACTCCGCTTCATGTTTCAAACAGCTCTCGGTGCCGGCGCTATCCAGTACCGGAATCCTGGTGTTGCTGACCGTGCTTTCCCCGCAGCGCAACAAGTCACGATTGGTGAAAAGATTGCCAAGTTCAAAGAATTGAATGCAACAATCGAACTCGAATACAACATTTGGGACAGGGCTCGTAAATCTCCCGAGAAATATGCCGAGCCGCTCGCTTTAGAAATCGATAGTAAGGCATCCGCTTCCAAGCGTCGTATCGCTGCCGACCTCTACGGTGACGGAACGGGAGTTGTTGGTCAAGTTGTTTCGGCCGCCGTTACGAGCCCCACTTCTAACCAACTCGTCTTCACCCTCTCCTCAGCTGATACAGCTCGCGGCCATGTAGGCTTCTTCGAGTTTGGCGACTTGCTCGTCCTCAAAGCTGCTGCCGGTACTGCCTCGGCCCTCAACACTAACCTTGCTACGGAACCAGCTTACTGGAAAGTGGTGGAAAAAGACCGGGACAATAACACGGTTACCCTCCAAGGTCTTGATAGTAACCTTGCTCCCGTCGCCTCGATGACATCCATCTCCGCCCAACCCACCTCTGGTGACGTCTTCTACCGCTACGGTCAGCCCACGATTTACGACCTCTCCGCTATCACGAGCTCCGTTGATTATGGTACGATTACTGAAGTGATGGCCGGACTGGAATCACTAGTTGCCAGCGATGGTCGACTCGTCCACGGTATCAATATGAGTGGTGCCACCTCCGGTTCCAAGATTGACGCTGGCGGGAACCCTATCGATGTCAAGCACATCCAAAAGATGATGGACAAGGTAAAGGTCCTCGTTGGTCAGGACAGATACCGTTGGAAGATGCTCTGTATGGCTCCCGAGACGCACGCTTCCCTCATCGAAAGTCGGGAAACTGACCGCCGTTTTCAAACCGTTGAAGACAATAAGCGCGGTATCAAATTCTTCGCCTACGTCCATGGCAATGATACGCTGGAGTGCTACACTTCGGAATATGTTCCCAAACCTCGGATTTATTGCTTGCCTGAAACGAAGGCTGGCGAGAAAGTTCTCGAATTCCATGGAAGTGATTTCGAAACGGTCAAGGCTCAAGGGATGTCAGACTTCCATCTGAAGCCGAGCAGCTCGGGCTACCTCAACACGGTAGTATCTTACCTCCAAGCTATTGGCGTCCTTATCTGTAAACACCCCGCTTCAGTAGGCGTCATCCGCAACTTCACCAACACTTAATAATTGTAGGGACGGGGAGTAGTGTCTCCCCGGTTCCCTTTCATTGAAAGGACACTAACATGTTATCACCAAAGAGAACTTTAGCTGGCTCCCTAGCCGAGAAGAGAACAAACAAAAGGGAAGCTGCCGTACTCCAATTCGCAAAACAAATCTCTGCTTGTACATGGGATTTTGCCGTTGATGGGGGCGCAGTCGGTACCATTTCGTTTGGGCAATCTTTGCCTGCCGGTGCTATTGTTACCAACATTTGGACGGATGAAGTTACTACCGTTACCGGTGCTACTGATATCACGTTAAAGGCAGGCTCCACCGCCCTTTCCGGTTCGATTGATTTTACCGGAGATAGCGGAGTGAAGGCCCGGTCGATGGCGGTAGCCGATGCAGTGAAACTGACATCAGCTAGCGAAATCAATATTGAGATTGCTACAGCTGCCGCTACTGCTGGTAAAGTAACGTTTTATATAGAATGGATGATAGTGCCGAACACGGTCGCCTAATGTTTCTGTATCATAACCGGAGGTCGATAGACCGAACGGGCTCGCGTCACCTGCGAGAGTCTACGCGACGATGTGATAGTGGTGAGTCTGCCGGGGGCTTCCCGGTCCTACCATCCCCCAATATTCTTTGTGGGGTTTCCGGGGGGGCCGGCTAGACCGGTCCCCTCTTTCTTTACGGAGAAAAAATGGCAACATCATTAACTAGATATCTCAAACTAAAAATTGATAGCGCGTTATCAAGCGATGCCAAATATAACTTGAACAAGATTGATAGCTTGGGAGCTAGTGGATTGCCGGACAATACTGGGCAAGTCAATATTCGCTCCGCTGCTAATATCCTTATCGAAGCGGAATCTCCCGATGTAGGCGGTTTGGGTAATGGTACCGGTGTAGTTCAAGTAGGGGAAAACGATAATAAGGCTGAAGTTCTTTTTTACTCGACCTCATTCAAAGTATCGTCTCCTATTCAGACAAAGAATACTTATAGTGGAAGTACCAATTACTTATCGATTACTTACAATAGTAATGATAATACAGATAGGACGCTAACCATCGATGTCAGTGGTAACAACCGTACCTTAACTATAGCCGATAGTGGTACAATAGTAACGAAAGACGGTAGTAATAGCTTTAGTGCTGGTACCATTACCGCTACCTTTGTTGGTTCCCTTACTGGCAACGTTACTGGTAACGCTACCAATGTAAGTGGAGTGGTAGCTATAGCGAATGGCGGTACCGGGGCAACTACGGCAACTGCTGCCATCAATGCGTTACTCCCCTCTCAAAGTGGGAATGCCGATAAGATACTGAAAACAAACGGTACTAACGTTTCGTGGGCCGAGCCGGCAACGGGACAAGTGCAAACTGATGTCGTTACTTGGCTAAGTGGTACGTATGATGGGACTACTACCGAAGACGGAATTACCTTTTACACAAAAAGTGTTACACATACCGTTAATACGGAGAATGTAGATGTAACTATCCGTAATGAAAACAACCAAATAATATACCTTGACATTGAAGTCATTTCGAGTAATAATATACAATTAACCAGTTCAGAAATTCCAGTAGGTAACTGGACAATCACCATACAAGGGGCACCATAATGATTTTTCTAGGCATCATCAAAAGAATTGTCGGCTTATGGTTTCGTAAAGATTCTCGGGATATCAAAATTATCCCTAACCAGAATACGTACACGGGAGTCACCACTTTCGAATTGCCAAAAAGAACTTCCGGTTCGGGCACTTTGGTAGGGGAAAGTGAAACGCAAACCCTCACTAATAAAACAATCGATGCCGGATTTAATACGATAAGCGGTATCAGTAATACCCATATCGCATCGGGTGCCGCTATCAATCCGACCAAACTCAACGCGGTTGATGGACTCAACAATGAAGTAAGTATTTCTGCTGCCGAGTTAGGTACCCTTGACGGCGTCAGTAGTAATATTCAAACTCAGCTTAATGCTAAGGAAAGCTCTGCTAACAAAGGGGTCGCTAACGGGTACGCCTCCTTGGATAGCAGTGGCAAGATACCCACTTCTCAACTACCTACTTCCGCTATGGAATACAAAGGTACGTGGAACGTGGCAACTAATACCCCAGCATTGGCTGACGGTACCGGCGATACCGGCGATATTTACATCGTCTCTACCGGCGGAACCATCAACCTCGGTTCGGGAAGTATTACTTTTGCAGCTGGTGATTGGGCTGTATACAATGGTTCCACTTGGCAAAAATCAATCAACTCGAATGCAGTCGCTTCCGTTAACGGATATACCGGCGTCGTCAGCTTGACCACTTCTGATATCTCTGAGGGAACTAACCTCTATTATACTGATGCCAAAGTAGATAGCCGATTTGTCACTTACAAATATGGTACCGATTGGACCAGTGGTACCACCAAATTAGTAAATCACAACCTCGGTACTAGAGAAGTGAAAGCAGTGATATACGAGATTGATAGTAAAGAAGAAATTTATGTAGACTATATCCAACACACCGATGACAACAATCTTACTTTTGCCTCATCGCAAGCTCCGAGCGGTAGCGGGTGGCGAGTAGTAATCTCTAAGATGTAAAGTTCGGCTAGCATTTAGCCGATATGTATCATGAGTCGGACATGGTGTCCGACTAGGATAACGGGACAGCAATCCCTATAGAAAGGTAACAACATGAAGCTATTTGGAAGTTTGAAGGAACTAGTATCAGTAGTGTTCCGGAAAGACGGGAAAGAAGTAACATTAGAAGTAGGAACACAAGCTGGAACAGCCACTTCTCGCGTCTTTACTTTACCTGATATCAACAGTAACAGTCCCGTTGCTCACGAGCTCCTTACCGAAAATTCAGTTCAAGATGTAACTAACAAAACTATTGACGCGGATTTAAACACAATCACCAATATTGAAAACGCCGATATTAAAGCCGGTGCCGCTATTGATGCCACTAAGATTGGCAGTGGCACTGTTAGTAATACCGAGTTTGGTTACCTTGATGGAGTGTCTTCCGCTATCCAAACACAGCTTAATGGTAAAGCTGCCAGTGGAGCCAATAGTGATATCACTTCATTGTCTGGACTTACGACAGCATTATCAATTGGCCAAGGCGGCACTGGACAAACTACCGCTAATGCCGCCCTCAACGCTCTTCTTCCTTCTCAAAGTACAAATTCTGGAAAAGCACTGTTGACGGATGGTTCTAATGCCACCTGGCAAACTATACCCGCCAATGGCGGTACATTTCTAGCTGCTGATGGTTTAGTAGGTTCTCCTGGAATTTCCTTTAATCTTGACAGTGATACGGGATTGTATAGAACTGGAACAGGCGGCGTGGGATTTAGTTCAAACGCGACAAAAGCTGGAGAATATAATAACTCTGGTTCATGGATTTTGGGCATCTCGCAAGCTAGTAATGGGGGTAAACACCTTTTTTATGGTACCCAAGGAACGATAGCAAACCAAAACTACGTCCTTGAATTGCGGGCAAATGATACTTCAACTAGCGATGTTGTTATCCGTTACGGGCTGGACCGAGTCAACGGTCAAGGTTTTCAAGATGTTGCAATAGCAGGTGTCGGCGGTGGTGGGTACCGTTTTGCAGCGAATACGACCGATGTCGGTGGTCATACCAGTGGCGGTGCGTGGACATTAGGACCTAGTGCGGGAACAGTTTCTCAAGCCCATGAAATTCGCAGCGAGAATAACAATGTCGGATGTTTGAAAATAACTCAAAGAAGTACGACCAGTGGCCAATCGTATGGCTTAGACATTTCGGCTGGAACAAATAGTTCTGATGCTTCTCAAAGGTGGTATAACGCAGCTGGTAGCGCACTTCTTGGCACTGTAAAAGGGGATGGTGCTTGGACCTTAGGCTCCTCTTCCGGGTCAGCAATCCACCTCGTACAAGGTGGTGCCAACTCAGGAGCGGGAATTGGTGCCCCGCTAAACCTTTTGAATACAACAGGCGGTGTTGCTTGGCGAGTGGGACCGACAAACAACAACGGTTTCGTTGTCTTGAACTCTTCTGACGTCGGACTTTACATTACAAATGGAGCAACTAGCTGGACTGGTACCTCCGATATCCGAGTGAAGAAAAATGTAGTAGATAGTGAATTCGGCTTACAAGAAGTAATGTCTTTACGTCCCGTCAAATTTGATTACACAATGGACAGCTCAGAAGAAAGTGCTCGCGTCGGATTCATTGCTCAAGAAGTGCACGCTGTTTTACCTCACGCCGCTTATAAGCCAAAGAACGAAGAAGAGATGATGGGTGTATCTCCCACAGAAATGATTCCCGTCCTCGTGAAAGCCGTTCAAGAACTGAAGCAGCAACTCGATGAAGCGAAAGCCAAAATAGCAGTATTAGAAAGTAAGTAACCCCTTCTCGGCACCAGCCAACTCGGCTGGTGTCTTCCTTTTTCTCCCTTGAGCAATGTATGAAATTACCATGTTTTTTCCTTTTTACTGTATTATCATTCATCCTTGGCTGTGGAAAGGAACATGTTGATGGTACCTTGCGGCTGACCTTACAAGGGGAATACGACAAAAAACTAGCCGAGTTGAAAGAGAAGACCAGCAATCATGTAGCGGGGTGGCCCTCTGATGACGATTGTGATGGTGCCTTGTGGGCCGGAGTAGCCCGCGCTGCCGGTGCCGAGTGGGTCGATGTATCGGCTGCCTTACAACCTGATGGGAGACCGACTAGGAAGCCTTTCAAAGATTGCATCATTCCCTCTGAATCGGCTTCTACCACTAGCAACGATATGATAACAGGCATCATTTTAGGACTATTAATCAATAAGGATGCCAAGTCAATATTATCCCTTTACCGGTATGGGGAAAGAAATAATTGGATAATGGGGGAACCGATAACGATGATAGCGAGGGTTTTACTCCGCCCCAATGGTATCATCCTGATGGCTCGCTCCTTGTACAAGCTATCTGACGGCGGTATCGATTACCTCATCCGACTCAGTCCTACGGTATATGGACCGGTACAAAGTGACTACGAGGGACACCTCATCTTATTGTCCCGCTACATCAGCAAGTTGGCTGGCGGTCCCCAATACGGTACCGAAGTAGCAGAAACGTTGATATCACTCCGAGATGAGGGGGACGCCCTCGCGCAAGCGATGGCTAAGAATTACTTTAAGTCGGCATCATTATTACTAAATGACTATAAGT